CGCAGGTGCCGTGCCGTATGTAATTTCTGTTATTGACATACTTGAATATGCTCAAACAGATACATTCAAAACATATATGACTAAAAATGGAACGGCGGCCGCTACTGCCGCTGATACATCGTATGGTGTAGCGCATTGGTTTAAGTCTAGCAAGGAAGCAATTACTAAAATATCCTTTAAGGAATCAGGTGACGGGGGAACTGGTACATTTGGTACAGGAAACCTAGTGGCTGGAACTGTTGCGGTGCTGTACGGAATAAAGGCGGGTTCATAATGGCTGATGGTCCAAAACTAATTAAAAGCACAACACTTACAAGCAATGCCGCATCAGTAACTCTTGATTCAATTCCACAAACATATACTGATTTATACATTGTAACTAGCACAAGACTTGCGCCTAGTGGAAACGAAAATCCAACTCGCATAAATATTAATGGTGGAAGCACTCTTCATTACTCTAAAAGTATTGGAGCATATCCATCTAACGCACCATTTTCATCTCAAAACCCTGATGGTTTTGGTTTATGGCAGATGTACGGTACAAATCAAAGCGGTGTTACTGCTGGTCTTTTTGGAGTTACTGAACTTTATCTTAGAAGTTACTCCAGCACGACTAGAATTAAAGCGGCAACTGGATACTCAGTTACTACAAATACTTCAGGTGGTAACCAATTAGGGTTTCATGGTTTTAATTATGACAGCCTAAGTCAAGTAACCTCTATAACATTTACTGGTCAAGCAAGCCAAAGTTTTTTGACTGGTAGCACATTTCATATTTATGGAATTAAAGTAGATTAACAACTAACTAAGGAGAAACAAATGACAGAAACACTAACTAAGGTAATTGTTGATTGCTCTACTGGAGAAGAGACAATTTTGCCTTTAACCGCAGAAGAACTAGCAGAGCGTGAAGTAGCAATCGCACAGGCTATTATTGATAAGGTAGCATTAGACGCGGCGGAAGAAGCAAAAACTGCGCTTAAGGCATCTGCTAAGGCTAAGTTAATTGCGGGTACACCACTAACAGCAGAAGAAGCAGACACACTTATAATCTAATTATTAACCAATAGGAGTATAAAATGGCAGGTACAACAACTAAGGGTCTACGCTATCCAACAGCGGGAGATAACCCTGCCGTTCATACTGACATTTTTAATCTAGCCACAGATATTGATACTGAGTTAGATGATTATGTTCTAAAAACTACACCTGTTTTTACTGCATCGGTAGAACTTGGTGCTAGTGCTAACATCATTTTTGAAGGCACAACTAACGATGGTTTTGAAACTACTTTAACAGTTGTAGACCCAACCGCTGACCGAGTTGTCACACTTCCTAACGCAACTGATACTTTAGTTGGACGGGCTACAACTGATACTTTAACTAACAAGACTTTGACTTCGCCTACAATAAATGGTGGAAAAATTTCTAGTTTAACTATAACTAGCGTAACTATAAGCAATGCTCTTGCGGCTGGTAATAATAAAATTACAGGTCTAGGCGATGCCTCTGAAGCAACAGATACCGATGCCGTTAATGTTAAGCAAGCCTTAAATCTTGCCCGTACTCAAATGCTTATGCTTGGTGGAATGTAATGACATTTACTTACTCAGGTGACCCAAGTACATCTACTCGTAATTATGTCCGTTTTCTTATTAGCGATACCACTTCAACAGATGCTCTCTTTAGCGATGAAGAGTTGAACTATGTAATTACTGAGTGGAGCGGAGACGCTTATAGCGCGGCGCGTGAGTGTGCTGAAATCCTTATTGCTCGCTTTAGTCGCCTAGCCGATAGCAGTTCAAAGAGCGTAGGAGATATTTCGGTCTCTGAGTCTTACTCTTCAAAGATTACTCATTACAAAGAGTTGGCTGAAAGCCTAGTTCGTAGACAAATGCGTAAGTCGCCTCCTCGTCCGTTTGCTAATGCTCAGTCTCTTAAGTCTACAAACGACAGAATTGTTGATGACTACAACACCGACGCATATACTGGAATTCACGATAACCCTAACAATGTCTACGACCATCGTATAGTTGAATAGGGGTAGCCAATGGATGCTATCTACAATAAAGTAGCGGAGTTCATGACCGATACTGTGGTTTTTACACCAAAATCTTCAGTTGATAAATACAACAAAACTACTTTTGGTGCTTCTAATACAAATGTAAGCGTAACTGGTCGTTTAATTTACGACACTACAAAATCTAAAGATGTTCAAGGTATCGAAGTTGTTGATATTGGACGATTCATCACAAAGGGTCCCGCGACATCAATCACGGTTGCTCATAGGATGGTCGTCGGGGCGGACACCTTTACGATAAATGCAGTAGACAACATCGCAGACGAAAACGGAGCGCATCACACCGTCATCAGATTTGGGCGTTAGCCCATGGCGAAGTCGTCTTTTACACTCGACTTATTCGGCGATAAAGAGTTAGTCAATGCTCTTAAGGCTGGAGAAGAAGATACTCCTCAAGCAATAGCCCAAGCGATTTATGAGGAAGCCAATGTTATTTTTGCTAAGTCTCAAGTTCTTGTCCCAGTAGATACTGGAGTTCTTCGAGGTTCAGGCGGAGTCTCTGCCCCACAAATGGGAAACACAGGCTATTTTGTAGATATTTTCTATGGTGGTCCCGCCGCTTCTTATGCTCTTTATGTTCATGAAATTATCGGTAACTACCACAATCCACCGACACAGGCTAAATACCTTGAGCAACCAGTCATGGAAGCCATGTCTACAATCCAAGAAAACATAAAGGGTAGAATTATCGACATCATAAAGAAAGGACATAGAGGCTAATGGCAACTATTCTTGAATCAGTAGGCGACTACCTACAAAACACGGCGAGCGCTTTTGGCGCCCATGCCAGTCAAGGCACCCTTGGTACATCTATCTTTCTTGGCACACTCCCTGAAACTCCCGATACTTGTGTAGCCGTATATGAGAACGCTGGAAGTTCCCCTACATTCACTATGGGTGCAGGTGGTATCAGAATTGACTATCCAATGCTACAAATTATCTGCCGAGCAGGTCGTGAAGATTATCCAACTGCTAGAGACAAAGCAGAAGATATTCGCGTTTTGCTCGCGTCGGTGCTTGAACAAACCGTCTCAGGGGTGCATATTATGAGGATTGAACCGATGGGTTCAGTAAACTTGTTAGGAGTAGACCCGAAGTACCGTCCACTAATCTCGGTGAATTTCCGATGCCTAGTGAGAATGTAAACGAGGAGCCAACGGCTCCGCAAGAGAGAGTGGTAGACCCGTATGGCAGAAACGCGACAACCGATGAGTTCCAGCGATGCTGGAAATGCGACAGGCTCCTCTTCGAAAGCGCAACGCGCCCGTGGAGTATCAGATGCCCAAGGTGTAAATCCAAAAATAAATCAGGATGATTTTTTTAAGGATTTAGATTCTCTAGTTGGTTTCGGTAGAGAACAGGCTGGTTGTTCAATCGGCAAGTTAGTTGCAAATTTAGATGAACCTTTGCGTTCTAAACTTAATGAAATTATGCGGAATGAAAAAGTAAACTCTGCTCGTCTTGGCGAGGTTATGTTAGCCTATGGACTTCAAGTTTCTTCTAGCGATGTTCTTAGACGACATCGACGAAGGCTTCTAGGTAAAGACGGGTGTAAGTGTCCGAATGAGTCTTGATGACGCTTTAGATAATCTGCTTAAAACTAGCGAGATGAATTCAGTTCAAAAAACTGAACCTCGTCAAAGACAAGCAGAGTGGATGCCTGGAGTCACATGGCAAGGCGAAGAAGGAACAGTTACTACTCAGCCAATGGAGGGCGATAACTCTCCTGATTGGTCGGGAGTTCTTCGAATGTGGGGATTAGACCCCGAGCATTTCCAAGTAGTAGAACCAGTTCTTTTCAATGTGTGGGGCGATACTTTAGGAGTTCTTAATCGCCAATGGAAGGGCAAAGTAGTTCGAAAAGGCAAACAAGAAGTTGCCGATATTGAAGCCTTAATTCAAGAAATAAAAAAACACAAACCCCGCGAGCGCAAAGAAATGACAGGTGGAGCAAGCCTTGTCGTATGTGCCTCGGACTGGCAGGTAGGTAAAAGAGATGGCGATGGTCTAAAAGGTTTAGTTGGTAGATGGCTCCAAGCAGTTGATGATGTTGAGTTTAGAATTAAAGAATTAAAAAAGATAGGTCGTCCGATTGATTCAATCACCGTTTTATGTCTAGGTGATTTAGTTGAAGGATGCGATGGTCATTACGACATTCAGACCTTTACAGTTGAGGTCGATAGAAGAGACCAAGTAAAGATTGCTCGCCGTCTCCTAAGAGATGCTCTTATCCGCTGGTCAAAGGTTGTTCCTAATATCACCGTTGCGGCGATTGGTGGAAACCATGGTGAGAACCGCAAGAATGGTAAAGCCTTTACAACTCTAAATGATAATGACGATGTAGCCCTAGTTGAGTCCGTTGCTGAAATCTTTCAAGCCAACCCTGAAGCCTACGGTCATGTCCGTTTTGCTATTCCAACAGATGAGTTGAGCCTTACAGTTGAAGTCAATGGAAAGATTATTGGAATTACTCATGGACACCTTGCCCGAAGCGCTGGAAGTCCTGAAGCGAAACTTCGTAGGTGGATTGCTGACCAAACACTCGGGCGCCAGTCAATCGGCGATTGTGACATTTTGGTCTCAGGTCATTATCATTCATTCCGTCTAGCAGATTGGGGAGGAGTCAAATGGCTACAAGCACCAGCCCTCGACGGGGGAAGCG